GCCCGCACGATGCGCGGCGTCTGCCGCAGGTTATGCGCCTGGTTCATGATCGTTCCGCCCGCATTGGTCATCGGCGCGTTGGTCGAAATGAACCAGTTATACGCCATCCTCACATTCACCCCGTTGGTCGCGTCCCAAACCCACAACTGCTCCCCATTTGTCCCGGTGTAAGTCGCACTGGACAGGTTCGTGAAAAGAATCCCGCTCGCCAGATTCTGAAGCTGCGCCCGCTTCCCAATCCCGTTCCCGCTCGCCGCCACGCTCGCATCCATCACTGGCAGCCAGAGACTGCTCGCCGGCGTCGCCCCCGCGCTCGTCATGTTGGTCGCCTCGCGCAACCCCGTGTACCAAATGCTCTCGATCGTCGCTTTTGCCAGCGCCGTGCCGCTCACGTCATACGTCAGCAGGTAATCCCCGAGCTGTGGATCAATGTCCGCCGACTGCGACGTGATCAAATCCGAGTTCTGCAAAAGGATTGAATTCCACGTCCCCTTGCGAAAATCCCCCGCGCTCGATGAGTAGAAAAGCAGCGTGTCCGCGCCAGCGATCGTTCCCGCGCTTTTCCCGGTGAAAAAGCTCGAGCTGATCGTCGCTTGGTCCAGCAGGTTATTCAGCTTCGTGTGCGTGATATTCTTTTCCCCCGGCGCAAACGTGTACCCCTTGCTGATATCCGCGGCTAAGGTAGGGCGAGGATCTCCGATCCCGCCGAGCAACAGCAGCCCCATGCAGATTTGCAGAAAATAATTTGCAAATTTGCAATCCCTTTCGGTTTTCGAGTTTCGAGTTTCGGTTTTCATTACATTCCCCAAACCTGTTTCACTTCCTCCACGCTGAACCCGCTTTCCCGCACGATTTCCCGCGCGCTCACCTTCTCTTCCAACTGCCGGAACGCCCGCGGCACCTGTGTGTCCGCGATATACGGATCCCGCGCCGCGCCGCACACGACCACCCGCTGCGGCACCGTCACGCGCTTATAATTCGGCGGCACATTGTCCCTTTCCGCCACGGTCCGAATCATCTCGACCGTCTCGTTGTTCGTGGTGTCCAAATATTGATAAACCGGCATGGCTAAGGTTTCCTGATCAGCTCCGGCAGAGATTGCAGCGCGTCTTGTCTCTTCCACCTCTGCATCGCCGCGAAATAAGCCAGGTGCTGCGCATCGAGCAGGAACGTGTTGGTCAACGTCGGTGAAATCCCTTCATCCTGGTGGACCACTGGACTAAATCTCTCCCCGTAGCGTGAAACTAGTCCGTTATAGCGATCGCGCGCGTGCGGCGTGAGGATCCCGTTGTGGGCTAAATCAATTGCGATCAGCCCGGAATTGTTCTGGCCCCCATCGAAGCTCGCTGTCTTCGCCTGTGGGGCCAGCGGCCGCACTGTGGGCGCGCAACCGCTCGCGAACAGAACGATCGCTACCCCCAGCGCGAACCAAAATAAAACCGTCAGCGCCAGCAGCACCGCCCAACCAGGTCCCAGCCGGTCCTCCTCTCGGATTTCGAGTTTCGGGTTTCGAATTTCGGATTTCACTCCGCTATCTCCTTTCTGATCTCGTCCACGTCGCCCTTGGCGATCGCCTGGTTCGTCACATCCCTGGCCTTCACTTCGTCCTGCGCCTGAGCGGCCGCCTGCATCCTCTCGCTGTTTTTCAAGTCCAGCTTCTTGCTCTGGTAATCCACCGCGCTCTGCCCGAACCCGAACAGGTTTTTAAGAAGTCCAACGATATCGAACATTCAGCGCCTTCTATGCGGTCTATGCGTTCTTTCGCGGCTGTTTCTTATCGGCTATCGGCTATTTGCTATTGGCTATTTCCCAACGCTGGCGCCGGGCCCAGTAGCCCCTCATCAATTCCATCCGCCATCGCTATCAATAGCCCCTCCGCGAACGGCCCCCACTTCGTCTGGTCCATCTTCGCGTTCACCGCCTCCGCGTAACTCGCCCGATAAAACTTCATCGCCGTTGTGATCAACCGCTGCGCCGTGGGATCCCGCAACTCACGCACCGAGATGCTGTCCAAAGCGCTTTGTAAACTCTTCGGGTCATATTGGCCCGAGTCTGCCGCCGCGCGAAAAGCCGTCGCCGCGAGTTGCAGGTAAGGCCCGGCGTTCGCGTCCGCCTGGACCGCGTAAGGCACGCCGATCGCCAGCACGCCTGAAATCGTCTCGCCCGCCACCGGATCGAGCTCGTTCACCGTCACGGTATTTGTCACACCTGGTGAGACTTCTACGAACCGCGTTGAGGTGCGGCAGCCTGTGAGATAAAAGAGTTCAGCTAACAGCCCGACTGCGAGCAGCGCTGGCAGCATGAAGTTTGGTTTCTTGTTCATTGTGGTTTTTGTTGATCTGCCTGTGTTGCCCCGTTTTTCGTCCTTACCTCCGTATCGAAAGTGATCTGTTCCACTGGATGATCTTTGAGGAACGTCCCCAGGTGCGTGCCGCACGCGGCGCAAAACACCGCCACAAACGCCTGCCAATGCATTCCCGCCACCACGCCGGCGCCGGCGACGATCAAACTCATCACCACCGCCACGGCCACTCCCAATTTCCAACGTCTCCAGCTCATTCGAATTTCGGATTTCGAGTTTCTGATTTCGGCGTCACTTGTGGTACCTCAAAAACAATTCCAGCAACGCCAGGGCGCCAGTGCACCCGTACAACGCCCGTTCCAGCTTCCTCAACCGTTGCTCGATGTCCGCGCGGTCCTTGCGCGCCACATCGCGATCGTCGCGGTATTCCTCGACGAAACTCTCCTTCCACTCCTCCAGCCGGCTGATGCGCGCTTCCGGGTTCATATCAGGGCTTGTACACTTGAACGTTGTAGGTGACCCCGTTGATCACCATTGGGATGTGTCCGCGCAAAGTTCCCAGCGCGTCCGAGTTGGTATTGGCCGTCGTCGCAAAACCTGTCGGCGCGACGAAAGTCCCCGTCTCATCCAGAAACGCGTCCCACCCCTGGTAAGTAAATTCATCCCCGCCGTAAGAGGTCAGGTAGAACGGGCGCGCAGTGAAGGTTACCCAGTCCGGCACAGACGAAACACCATTGGCAAACAGCGCCGTGTTGGTGTTAATGATAAATGGGACCCCGTTCAACTCCGCCGCGTTGTTCAAAACCTGCGACGGGTCGAATTGGCAGTCAGTCAGGATCGGCGAGGCCGCCGCCACCGCGAGATTGAACGTGTTGCTGCCCGGCGGCGCAAAAATCGAGGACTTGTTGAAGACCATCGGGCAGTTGCCGATGATTGAGATGGTCGCCGATCCTCCTGCCGTTCCATTGCTCGAATAAAACGTGGACCCGTAGTCAATAAAGGACGCGCTGCCCGCCGTCGCTGAGAAAGCCACCGCGTTTTGCCGCAGTCCGTCCGTGGGGGCCCCTTGCGGGTAAACGTAGTTGTTCCGGGAAATAATCGCCAAGTTGGCCGCCGACGCCCCGGCTTTGATGGCAATGACGATTCCATCGTCCCGATGCCCGATCCGGCAATTCTCCAACTCGATCACCCCCACGTTGGTGACCCCCGTGAAATGAACATTGTCACAGTCCCCGTCCAGGATGGAGTGGCGGATGGCCGCTTTCGCTCCCAGTGGCACGTCCGTGTCCTCCCCGTGATATCCCACGCACGCCATGCAAAAATTGTTGAACTCGTTCGTGATCCACAACCCGTCAATAAACGACCCTTCCGTCAGCGAAATCCCAATCCGCCCGTTGGTGTTGTCGTTCAGGATCTTCACCGTTCCCAGGCCGCCCACCGCAAAAAATCCGCCGTTGGTTCCCGGCACCAGTCCGGTCCGGTTGGTAACCGTGTAAAGCCCCGGCATCAATCCCACCGCCACGCCGTTGGACGCATAAGCATTGATGTTCGCCCCGTCATTGCGCGTCCCTGTTGGCCAGACGAAGTTTGTCAGATTCAGCGGGGTGCTGGTTATCCCGGACAGCCCGGCCCCATTCCCACTAAACGCCGTCGCGGTGACCGTACCGTGGAAATTGTTGCTCCACGTCACTCCCCGCAGTTGCGACGCCGCCAAAGTCCCCGTCAGCGCCGTCGGCGGAATATTTGTCAACCCGACGCCATTCCCGGTGAAATTTGTCCCCGAGATTTTGTCCCCGGCCTGCGTTCCTCTGCTGACCAGGTTGGTCACCCCGGCGCCCGGCTTGATGTTCAGTTGCTGATTGCCCGTGTCGAACTGCCCGGTATTGAAATTACCGTTCGTCAGCGTCGTCGTGTTTGTCGTCGTGAATCCCAGCGCGCTCCGCGCCCCGGCCGTGGTCTGGTTCGTCAACACCTGGCGCATCAACGTGCTCGCGCTCAGAGACGAGCTCTGCTGCGCTAAGCCACTGAGGCAGGGCAGCAGCGCGACCACCATTCCGGCCAGGCAACGATGTAACTTTGTAACCATGCAGCCCCGCTTTTTCATGCGACAATGGTGGCCAGCATGGTCACTTCCTTCGCCCCCAGCGTCGTGGTATCGGCTGTCGTGCTCACGCACGCCACGATCCCTTTGCTGAAATTGATCCCCGTCAACGGAATCAAAACGCCGTAATTGTCCGCCGCCGCGACCTTGAACTTGTGCAGCGGCACCGTCCCGTCAAGCGGTTGCGCCGCGGCATCGTGCAAATGAATGAACTGCTCCGCGCCCGAGTTGTAACCAAACAAGGAAAGCAACACCTGCGGCCCACCCTTGATCACGTAACTGTCAATCTTCCCGTTGCTGTTGCCCGTCGCGTCCTTGCTCGAAATCGTCTCTTGCCCTCTTGTCATGTTTTCTCTCCTTGGCTATCCGGCTATTTGCTATCTGCTATTCCGTTTAGGCCTTACGGACTCATCGGCCCCTGCTTTTGGGCCATGTCCTGCAGCTCAGCTAAATCGCTCGCGTCCTTTTCCTCGGGGCTCGGCTCCGCAGCCTCCTCTGGCGTGCTTTCTTCAACTGGGTTTCCATTGATGCTCGTCGGCATCACATAAACGTTGCCGCCCTCCACGCGCGACACCTTGCCCTGCACCTGGTAATCAACCGTGTCGCCCACCTCTGGACTGGCCAGCTCCTCCTGGTTCTCGCCATCCGGCATCGCCAGCGCGCTCGCCGGCAAACACTGCTCCATCGCGCCGGACGAGGCCTCCGCCGCTTCATTGCCCTCTGGCGGCATGCCTTCATCCATTGTTTCGTTCTCAGCGCCTGGTGGCTGGCCGCCAGGTCCTGCCGCTAAATCATCCGTCTTCATATTTATTTGCTCTCGATCATCGAGTTACTGAACACTGACCACTGAATACTGCGTCTTCAGGAAGGCCAGGCGGCTGGGATTGCCATCACCAAGGCCGCCCGGCCCAACCCCGCCCCGAGCGCATCACGCAAAACGCTCGGGACACTATTTATTCCGGCTTCCGGTAATCAGCCGTGAACCCGTTGATATGCACCAACGAAGTCCCGTCCAGGTCGAACAACAGCGGGTAATTCGGCTGCCCAACCGCTATCCCGCCGCGGTTCTGCAGATAATTCGTCCCGCCGATCCCGCTGCCGCTGATGTCCTTGATCGCGCCCCAATTGATGATCGCGTTGGTGGTCGCTCGATACACCAGGTCATTCACGGCCGTGGCCACCGTCGGCGCGACGGTTACCGTCAAATTCGTCGCGCTGGTGAATGTCGTGAGTATCCTCCGCTCGTAAGTGTCGGTCCCTGCGTGGCGGATGATGATGATGTCGCCGCTCAAAAACCCGTTGGTGCTGGACACCGGTATCGAGGTTGTGGTCGAGACGTAATTGCACGACGTCGGCGCCTGCGGCACGTAGTAGAACCGCAACGCGCTCGTCGCCAGGTCGGAGTCGGCGTCAATCGAAGTGATCACCGGCGTGCCGCCATTGGCCGACAGCGCGGAAACCACGCCGTAGCTCAGAGTCGTGCCCACAGCCGTTCCCTTCCCCGTGAAAAACGGTTTCACGATCGGCGTGGTGGTTTGAGTTGTTTGTGCCAGACCGCTCAGGCACACGCCCGCGATCAGCACTCCAATTGTCAGAAGATTTTTGATTTTCATTTTTGTATTACGAAATTTGTTTCAGTTTTCCCTTCCCTTCCCTCTCCCCGCGTTATCGGGGAGAGGGCCAGGGAGAGGGGTTAATTCACGCATCACGCATCACGCATCAAACAAACGACGCTTTGCAGCGGAAGTTCAGGTAATGCGGCACGTCGCCCGCCACGTTGGTGATGAACGGCTTGCAGCCGTAGTACGTCTTCCAGCCAATGCTGGTGATCAGGTTCAAGGGATCGGCTTTGTCCGGTTGCGCCAAAACAATCAGCTTGGGCCCCATCGGGCTGCCACCAGCCTTGTTGTTGGTGAGCTGAGGAATGCCGAAAGCATCCGCGCCCAGGTAAAGGTTGTTGTAGATCAACCCGTCGCCGTCATTGTCCACGTCGTCATAGGTCCCGTACGTTTCATCCTCGATGAACGTGTTGTCATTCGGCACAAACACGCAGCCATCGAGCTCGATCTCTGCGTTCTTGTACAACCCCTGGCCATTGTTCACGCGCTGGGCTGAGGTCAGCCAGTCGGTGTCCTGGCGGACGTCCTGCATCACTTCGGGAGCAACCGCTGCCACGTATTTCCCGCCGATGGTCGGCACGCGGGCCGCCTTCAACTGCGTCACGCAGGTCAAGTGCCGGGCGCGAGTCATTTTCGCGTTAGCCAAAGCCGCCGCCGAAAGGCTGGCAAAGTCCGTCGCGGAAACGCCCGTCGGAACGACACTGGCGAACCGTTCGAAATAAGCCTGCTTGGTCGCCGTCGGGCCGGACTTGTAAGTCGCGTCTGAATTCAGCACGCCGGCCACCAGCGCATTGCGCACGATGGTGTCCAGGTCCAGCGCCGCGTCTTTGCTCATCGTTTTCACGTACTGTTGCACCGTGTTGATCAGGTCAATTGCCTGGGTCAAATCGGTCACCGTCGCCAGAGCCCCGCGCTGGCTCAGTGGCACGTCCACATAACCAACGGCCACTTCCGACAGGTTGGTCGGGGTCACGCCTTCAGCGATCGCCGCCACATAAGCCGTCTTGGCCGCGCGCGGTCTGAAGAAACGAATGCTCGTGCCGATCGCCGGGAACGCGCCTTTGGTTCCGTAGCTGGCCAGCACCAGGTTGAAATCCAACTCCTTCAGGAGTTTGGGGTTAAAATATGTTTGTGTCCGATTTACAAAATCGGCCGGATTTGAAGTTGTTACTGCTGCGCCCATAATCTTGTGGGTGCGCTCCTAAAGGGTAGGGACGAGTTCCACCTCGTCCGTAACTGGACTCAACGATTCAAAACGCCCAGTTCCAGGGCTTCCTTCTGCAGCTCGGCCAATTGCTCTTCCTCGCTCTTTTGCTCGAAAGGCTTTTCGCCCGCTGCGATCGCTGCCGCGCTGCCGCCCCCGCCTGGCGACGTCAACTTTTCCAGTTCCTTCACTCGCGCTCGTAATGTCCCGAGTTCCTTGTCCTTTTCCGTCACACCAGCAGCAGCAGCTTCCAGGCTCGCGATCCGCGCGGCCACGTAGATCCCCTTCGGATGGGCCTTGAGGTCCGGCTCCTCCTTGAACAATTGCGCCACGCGCACTTGCAACGGGCTGTTCGTCTTGGCCAACTCCGGGAAATCAATCCCCGCTTTCAACGCCCATTCCTTCGATTGCTTGGCTTGTTCAGCGTTTGCGATCTCTGCGTTCTCTCGCGGCGATTTCGGTGGGTTCTTGCGCAGCTCGGCCGCTTTCGCCTTGGCCAACTCAGCCAAATCGAATTTGCCTTGCTCCTCGAACTTCCTGGCCGCCTCGTCGTACGCTTCCGGAGAGAATTCTTTTTCCGCCGCCTCACGCGCTTTCGCGTGCTCGGCCCTCTCCTTTTCGAAAGCATCCTTCTCCGCTTTGAGCGCTTCCTTTTGCGCGTTCAACTCATCCCACGAACGCTTCTGCCGCTCCTGCGCCTTCGCAAAACGGCTTTCCCCTGGCTTTGCGGTCTCTGCGTTCTTTTGCGGCGATTCCTTGGCTTTGGCCTCTGCTGCTTTTTGTTCCGCTGCTTTTTGCTCTGCTGTTTTCTCTGATGCTGCTGTTGGTGTGTCGGTGGTCTTGGACTCGGGACTTTCAGTGCTCTCGACTTTCTCCGTTTGCCCCGCGCGTTGGGCTGCAGTCGCGCTGTCCTCGGTTGTCTCGCCTGGCTTGGCCGTCGTCTGTTCCGCTTCAGCGGCCGCGTCAGCGGCCATCAAACGTTCCAGTTCGGCATTGCCCTGCTCGATCCCTAGGATGTTGTCGGTGGTCTCCACACTCTATTCTCTTTACGGGGACAATTTCTCGCGCCACGCCGCTTCCCCGCGCGGTGGCTCGTCTTGGTCTTGAACATTGGTTACCTCGCTCAAGTGAGATTCGTCGTTAACGCGCGACGTTCGCGAAAGTGATTCGAGCCAGGCGCGCGCATCGCCAAACCCTTTGGCCACGCCGGCAGCGTGTTGCGTGTGAAAAAGTTCGACGCACGCATTGCGCGCGACCTCCGCCTCGACCGCCCGCATTCGCTCGCGCAGAACCGCGCCCGCGGGCGTCTTCAAAAAGTTCAACCAGGCCCCCTGGCATTCCGGCGTCCAATCTGGCGCCATCGGCGCGCGAGGTAGGGCGAGGATCTCCGATCCCGCCGTGGCCTTTACGGCCTGAGAAGCCGATCTCGCTCCCGGGCGATGCTCTGCTTGCGGCAAATCACCGCGCAAGAAGGCGAGAAGGGCTTTAATCAGGCTTTTCATCTAGTGACGGACCGCGAGGTCCTTCATTTAGCAGCCTGACCCTTACCACGCCTCCCGCCCCTTACAGGAACAGCGTTCTCTTCCACTGTCCGGACAGGCTCACCCTCTGTTTCCTCTGTTTGCTCCTGTTGAACCTCCGGCTCCGCCTTCGTTTCCTTCCGGTGGCCGTCCGCCAGGACCTTCTGTGAGACAGGCCCGAGCTCCAACTGCGCCTTCGGCTTTTTCCTCACGCACTCCACCCCTTCCGGCAGCCGGTCCGTGCCCGGGTCAAACTCAATCGGGTAATCTCTCCCCGTCCGCAGCAAGTCAGTTTCCCAATGCACCTCGATGCGCGAAAACTCAGGGTTCCACCGCACCTCACCGATAAATGCGCGTGTGCCCGCTTGCCCGATTAGTTTTGTGACGCTCTCGACGTCAACCGGAATGGGAGTGAAGAATTTGCTCAAGCGCTGGAGAATCTGCACCTCCCGCGCGCCAGCCACGCCCTGCTTTCTGCCGCAGTGTCCGGACAGGCAGAAAACGGGAAGAGCACTCTGACGGTCGCGCCCGGGAAACGCAACCCTGCCCCTGCCGGTTTACGACCCTCGCGGAATTCCCACAACCGACGAAGGCCGAGCAGTTTGTCTGAGTGCTCAAATTGTCAGAATCTAATTAGATTCCGATCGGACTCTGATCAGATTCCCCGAGCCAAGACCACCCACGGGAGTTGCGCCCATCCTCCGCATTGGCTGCGGTGCACGGTCGTGCTGGGTGGCAATGGCTCGGGTAAAATGCCTACGAGGCATTGAGATCCGGCGGCTCCCCTGGCGGTAAAGCAGCCGGCTGAGTCCTCCGCGCAGCCATTGCCTGGTGCGCCGCCGCTTCCATTTGTGCCAGCTCCTGTTTCACCTGCGCCGCGGCCTGCGGCTGCAGCTTCTGCAAATACATCAAGTGCACCAGCAAATGCTGTTGCACCCGCTGTTGCGCCGCCGGATCCACCGGCACCCGGCTCATCTCCATCTTTTGCAACCAACTCATCAGCAGGTGGATCCGCGTCACGTGGTCCTCATTCGGTTTCACCTGGGCTGGGAACCCGTCTTTCATGATCAGGATTTCCGCCGCCTCATCCTCCGCCTCACTGCCCGCTTTCACGTTGCTCGGGATAAACGCTTCCAGCGCCAGTTTCGGGTCTTCGGCCGCCAGCGCGTCACGCACCAGGACGTCCTGGTCCACGTTTTGCGCCCCGCCATAAATCTGCAGGCGCGCCCGCGAATTCATCACGCGCTGCTGTTTGTTCCACTGGTCCGGCGCGCCATCCGGCGTGATCAAATACGCATCGTGCAACGCCTCCTCGGGCAACGTCTTCAACTCCTTGCCCGCGTAATAAATCATCTTCTCGCGCTTGTACTGGAGCATTAAACCCCACATGTGCCGGTACACCCTCGCCAGATCTAAGCGGAAGATCGTCCCATTGCTTTCCGTGCCCACCGTCTGCAGACCGGCGATCCGATTATTCTCCGTCGCGGTCCTGGGACTGCCGCTGTCACCCTTTTGACCAGGCTGCGTGACCCCAAAGTCCGGCAACATATTCTGCTGCTCGCTCGTGGACCGCACGAAAGCGATCTCCTGATCAAAGCTGTAAGCCGGCTGCTCGAATGGCACCCCTTTGATGTTCCCGGGAATGATCTCGCCCGGCGCCCAGCGAATGTTGTCCGTGTTCGGGATCCGCTGCTCGCTCGTCAACACTGGCCGGTTCGCAAACGTCATCGCATCCGTCTTTTCGTTCCACAGCTTGCACGCGTAACTCTCGAATTCCGCGCCGAGCTCGCCCATGCCGCGCGAGGAATACCACCCGCCTTCCTTGATCTCCATTCGGCACGAGAAAAACGGCACGCTCGGTTTCCCCGCAAACTTATACGGGCAGCCAAACGGCCGCCGCAACGCGATCTCAGGGTAAAGCGGTGAATACGTGTAAACCGTCCAGCCATTGGCCGTCTTGAGCCAGTGTTCCCACTTCAAAATAATGTTCGGGTTGCGCGTGAAGTTCACTCCCTCGCGCACTTCTTTGTCCTGGAAAACGCCCGTGCTGGTGTCGAGGTCTTTGTAACCTTTGATCCGTTTGATCACGTCCGGGTCCTGGTCCAGCAACCGGTCCCGCTTATATTTCCCCACCGTCAAATGCTGCACGTGAATGAATTCGTCCGCGTCCTCGAAATCGTTCGCCCCTTCCGCCATCAAAATAAAAGGCGTATCAATCGCCTCGCACACGATCCGGTGATCATCGAACGGATCGGTCACCACTTTCATCGCCCCGCGCCCGCGCAAACACATCGTGTCCACCCACGAGAACAGCTCGATCATGAAATTGCTGTTCTGTTTGATCTCGAAATCGAAGAAATCCGCCGCCGCCGTCGTCAACGGCTGTTCCTGCTGTTGCAACGCCACAAAGCTCGCCAATCGTTCCGTGCTCGTCGCCTGCGCGATCCAGAACGGTTTCCCCTTCCGGATGTTCATATCAATCAGCGGGAAATGCATGTCCGCCGCCCCTGGGAACGGCTTGCGCCGGCGCCGCAGCCCATCGTGCCGCATCACCGAGTAAAGCCGCTGCTTGGTTTCCCACTGCGTTCGCGCCGCGATAATCTGGCACCCGCGTTCAAATAATGTCTTCATGGTCTGTTCCCTTCTCTGCTATTGGCTATTGGCTATCGGCTATCTCACCGTGTTTGTGATCGTGAGTGACGCGCTGAAGTACCTCGCGCCAGGCGGATTGGTCGCTGTGTAAACCGGCAGGTTTGTCCACAGCGTCCACGGTCCAAGCACATTCGTCGCCGTCAACACCCTCACCCCCACGCTCAAATAGTTGCTTTTTGGCGTCGGCACGCGATACGCCAGTTCATTGCTGTAATCGCTCTCCAAACCCCTGCTGTCGTACGCCGTTACTGCAAAAAAGTAATTGCTCCCCTCAGCCAGCCCGCTCACCGTCCCGTTGGTCGAGTTACCCACATTGATCTTCTGCGTGTAAGTCCGGCTGGCTGGTCCGTCGTAAATGTTGTAGCCGGCGACGTTGGTTCCAACTGAGGGATTCCAAATGACAGAGACAGTGGCCCCCGCGAGGACCGCAAAGGGAAGGAGGCCGACGACAATGCCAGTGACGAAACAGAGGAAGGACAGCAGCCGGGGCACAAGGAAGAAGTGCTCGGTCCCGATCCGCTGCCACTTCCTCTGTGACAGGTTCCTCTGCCACGGCTGTTTTACCCCTTCGGACTTCGGATTTCGAGCTTCGGATTTCAACAAGCATCCCCCGGCATCTTCACCCCGCTATCCCCCTCGTAGTTATGGTCCATCCGCTCCAGCCAGCTCTCGGCAAACTCACGCGTGCCGGCGATGTTATGGCTCTTGCCCAATGGCAACGGCGACATCGCACCCAGCACAGCGTCGCCGCGGTCGGGACTGTCCAGCCCTCTCTTCGCCATGTCTTTCTTGCTCTCGATCGTCAGCCGCCCTTTTTCGTCACGGCCCGATCGCCTTGAAATGATCTGCGCTTTCAACTCCTCATCGCGTGGCAGGATCCATTCCCGCTTGCGAATCGCGTTCGTTCCTTCCGTCCACACCTCCGCTATCCGGTTCTTGTAATCCTCGTAGCTCGATGTCGGCTCGGCGCCCCCATGAAACTGTTGCACCGGCCAGCCGGCCTCAGCCAACGCCTGGCAGAACACAATCCCCATCCCGTCGGCGTCCCCCTCGACCTCATGCGGCTGTAGCCCGATCTCGCGCCGCAGTTTGTTCAACCGCGCCACAAACTCCCCGATCGCCGTGATTGTGTTCCGCTCTTTCCACGCCGAATCAATCCAGACCCGATTGCCCTGCGCCACCGCGATCACGTTCTCCGCGCCACCGGCCGCAAAGTCCAGGAACGCGTGCCGGTGATCACCGCGCGGCTGCGGTGGACTGTCCAGCGCCGCATCCCACTCGCGCAAACTCAGCAGCGCGCCCTGCACGCTCAGCGCGAAATCCCCGAACACATTCGAAAGCACCAGCGGATGTTCCTTGCCCCACTTCTCGATCTTGCGCGCGATGTCCTCAGCTCTCAGCCACCAGCCCTTTTCAATCGTGCACTCCGTCTGCGGCAGCTTGTGTTGCTTGTAGAACTTCGAAAGACTCGAGCACGCCTGGTAAAACACGCCCACCGGATCGAGCGGACTGCCCATCAAAAGAAACCGCGTCGGATTGCACCGCTCCTCCGCCGACATGATGATCTGGTCGCGGACGGCCGCCGCCTCATCAATCACGATCATCAGCGGCCCGTCCACGTTATGAAATCCCTGGAACGTCCCGTCATCCGCGGCCGTAAACCCGAGATACCGTTCCCTCCCCTTCGGGTCCTTGATCGAAAGCCCCTTGAAATCCCAGCCTGGATAAAGGTGTTTGTAACTCGTCAGGTTCGGCCAAAGCTGATGTTCCACTTGCCGCTTCACGCCGGCAGTGCTCACCACCAGCCCGCCGAGGATCTCGACATGATGCAAAATCGCCGCGGTGGCCACCTTGCTTGTCTTGCCCACCTCATTCCCGCAACGGAACGCCACGCGCGACCCTTCCCGATACAAATCCTTAAGCACCGCCTCCTGGATCGGATGCAACTTCATCCCTAGCTTCGCCCGCGCATAAGTCCACGGCCTGGCCAAGGCCTCCGCAACCGTCTCCTGATCGCTTCTGCTATCTGCTATCTGCGATTTGCTATTCCCCATCTGTGTGATCTTTGTGTTCTCTCGCGGCGATTTCCCTTGCCCGCTGCAGCACCTCATCGGGGATCCCCACACTGACAGACTGGTTAACCACCACCCGATCAGCATCAGGCTTGCGAAACATCTCCGAATGCCGCCGTTCCAACAGCCAGCACAAGTACTTGAGCTCCTTCGCCTGGCTAAGCCGCAAGACGGCCTCCTCCAGGAACTTTGCCTTAGCCCCCTCGTAAATCGCTTTGAAATCAGCGTTGCCGGCCACCGCCTTTTTCCAGGTCTCCTCATTGACCGTCGCAACCTGCTCGGCATGAAGTGCCAGAGCGAGCGTAAGCCCCGCGGCGACCCGCTCAGACACACGCCGGACAACCTCAACCGTAATGCTCGGCTTCGGGCCTGGCTTTTGTTTGGGGGCGGGCTTTTTGCGCCTTCTGTGTTGTTTCGCGGCCACACAGTGTCTAGCGCCTTAACCCGTGGCTGGATTTCTTGCTCACAAACAAGGAGCTTTACCCCGTTATGGACCAGCGCACGCACTGCGAAGCGTCCCGGTGTCCGGACAGGACCACGCTTAGCTCCCTGGCCGAGCTCGATGCCTTTTGCGGCGACGATCCGCAACTGCTCAAATTGCGCCTGCCCAACGCCCACGACTTCGAGGCACAACTCGTTCGTGTGCTGAAACCTCCCGAGC